TATGCCCACGTACCTGTCGCAATAGTGAATACAATCACCCACATCCATGCCAACACTTGCATAATCATATGACGTACTGGTAGAGAAGGGATGTTACTTAACGGATTCTTTTCATAATCCATTACTAGGTTCCAGTTATTTAAAATAAAGTCTTTCATAATATAATTCCTATTAGTTTGCTTTCATACGAATATCGGCATGACCTTCTTCGTAATATATTTGAAACAAAGCTTTTGCACCTCTGTGGTTAAGGCCTGTGCCCCAAGCCATAAGTGTTTCTTTTCCATTAACCATTGAGTAAGCTTTTACAGTATATTCCATAGTAGTGATTCCTTTGTTTCATCTTATATTAATAATATACTATATTAAAACAGGAATGTCAACTACTTTTTTACTATTTTATCAAATATTTCTTTCCAATGGGCTTCACCAACCATATTGTACTCCTTTATTGTGTGGAGGGGCTTTCACCCTCCTGCTTTTATTACCCTTTGAGAAATTCTTTTTCGCTTGGTCGACTAATGTCAATTTTGCGTGGTTTCTTCTCTTCTGGGATTACGTTTTCGAGTTGCACGGTTAGAATACCGTCCTCGAGAGTAGCGCCATTTACGACGATAGTATCCATCAATGTAAATTGTCTGCTAAAGTTTCTAGCTGAAATACCTTTGTGAAGATAGTTCTTTGGTTCTTCCTCAGTTTGATTTCCATTGATAGTTAATTGACCCTCCTTTAGAGTAATCTCTAAATCGTCATAAGTAAACCCAGCAATTGCAAGCTGTAACTCGTATTGCGAATCTTCGGTTTTAATAATATTATATGGAGGGTATTTTGTCGTGCTTAACGTATTAGTTGTGTTCATCCTATCTAACATGCGGTCAAAGCCGATAAAGAATGGATCGTTAAGCATAGAAGTATCTAGTCTACCGTCTAAACTACGTTTATTCATTTTATTTCTCCTTAAAAAAGCGAGGTTGATATAAGGAACCCGTTTGGCATTCCATATACTATATATAATACTTTTTATTTAAATGTCAATAGTTAATCAACATATGGCTCAAAATTTGTACCATTTGCTACAAGACAAGCAATATTCCCTGGGAAAAGCGCCAATAAAGACCACGTCCCCGTGTCTTGGTTAGTAGTAAATACCATTTTTGCAGGTGCAATTTGACCACTGATGTGGCGTTGAACAACATCACCCTTAAATAGCATTTCTTCGTTATTGCCTTTAATGACTGGGGCGACAGTAATAAAGTCACCGCATGGCTGTGATGCCACAAAGGGCGCATTAAAAGGTTGTTCTTGAGCTGCTAGCGGTGCTGCAAGTAATAAGGGTATTAGATATTTAAACATACCATGTCCTATTCTCCAGTGCTACCAAAACCCCCGTCTCTATCGGATTTTAGCGCTGGGGCTGTTTTCGTTTCAGTTAATTTAGTTCTTGTTACTTTTTCAACAATACACTGAGCTAAACGTTCACCGTGTGCGATTGTTACTAATGAGTCTGTGTTGTTAATCATCATGACAAAACATTCTTCGACATAATCCGAGTCGATAATACCAGTACAATTTGCCAAGGTTAAACCTCGCTTAAGCGCAGTACCAGATCTAATAAACATTTTCATTACGTGTTTATCTGGAATATCAAAGATTAAGCCTGTTGGGATTAGTACACGAGTGTCAGGTGGTAACTGAAAGGAATGTTCTACCTTTCCTACGCCTTTTACTGCAATTTGTACCGCCTTATTCCAATTATTATAGGCTTGTACTCTGTCACCACGTCTAAAACACGCTTTAATATCAAATGCAGCGGATCCGTCTGTAGCATATTCTGGTAGTTCGGCGTATTCATTCATTTTATAGATATTCATTTAATCACTTCTTTCCAATATTATATTTTGCCTCTAGTGTCCAGTTACTTTTCTCTTTATGAGAAATAATTTTAATTTGGTTTAGTTGAGCAACAGGTTCTTTTGAGCTATCAACATGTACGATAGCGACTAGTCCCCACTCTTCTAACAAATTAACGATAGTATTTCTACGTGCTTCGTCTTCTTCTGCGAACGTATCTACCTTACCATCTAGGATAAACAATTCTTTAAAGTGTAGAATAGAATATCTGCCTTGCTTATGTAAAATATGACAAGTTTGATAAAGCTTCTTTTCTTTGCGTGAAGAAATACCAATTCGCGTAAGTGTTTCCTTAATCTTTAGAAAACTATCTGGAGATGGAAGAGAAATCTCGATTCCAACCCCTTTAAAAATATCTTCTGAGTTCATAACCACAGCACCTTTTTTTATTATTAATTATATGGCGTGGTCTCACACTGTGACCATCAGATATATTTATTGTTTTTTGGTATTTACTTTCCAACACCGCCAGTCACCATCCTTGCTTTAATAGTTTTCATATCATCAGTAGACAAGGCTTTTAGATATAGTTTTGCGATTGTCCGATTACACTGATACACTTCTTGGATTACATCAAGGTCATCGCTCTTGGCAGCCTTTGGCCATTTGCTAAACCGTTTACGTTTCCTAAAAGCAGCGCGGTAATAATCAAATTGAGCTTTATATGGTAAATGAGGTCTCATATTCATTTCATTAGCGTGAAGGATCGTATCCTCAAAGTTTACGAACCCTCGGTTAACAATATAGGGTACATATAGATTTTCTGCTATTTCTGGATTTTCATGTTTACCAATTAGATCTTCTTTTGAAAAAGACGCGGCATTCATAAAATCAAAAGGTGTTATTTCTTTCGGCAAGGGTTTCCTCCAATTCTTTTAACATTTCATCCATATCTTCGGCACAGGCTTTGCACATTTTAAAATTTATTGGTCCATCCTGTGTATCGACATCAACGCTGTATATTTCCTTCTTGGTCATTAGCTTTTCGCAATGCCAACAGGATTTCATTCCTACTAGCTTTTTAACCCAATCGCTCATTTATATTCAGCCTCAATCATAACCTCAGTAAGGAATGCGACCATGTTTACTTCAAGATCTGCAACAAAGTTAGCCTTATACATATAGTCAGCCATTGTCACGACAAATCCGGGAAGTGAACGCATTTCAACGCGATCAGCTGCCATATCATAAATCCGACGGAACATTTCATTCATATCTTGATCTGAGTTATTAGCAACCCACTTACGCATGTTAGTAAAGTCTTTGGCTTTCAATAAGCGGAATACTTCATCAAGCGACTCTTGCTTTAGATTAACAAAAATACCTTCATCAATTTTACCTGAGGCAGCGTATGATTGCAATTCAGTTAATACACGACGGAAATCTGGGAAGTGTTTTTGGATTACCTTGGCTACTACAGCCTTATCATAATCAACGTTTTCCATACCTAGAATTGTTTCAACTCTTTTCATAAACTGCATAGCTAGCTTAGGACGGTCGCTGGTTTCAATACTAAAATCAACTTCTGACAATCGAGATCGTAGAGGTTGAATGATACGGTTTTTAAAGTTACACGTGAAAATAAATCCACAGTTGGAGGAATACTCTTCAATAAAGTTACGCAACGCAGGTTGAACATTGGCTGCGTTTAAGTAATCAGCTTCATCAAAGATAACATATTTACGACCACCACTAAGGGATACAGCCGAGGCATATGTTGAAATATCGTAGCGAAGAGTATCAATGTTAACGTTCAATGAACCATTCTTTACGATATAGTCACAACCCATTTCCTCAAGCATAGCTTTGGCGATAGTAGTTTTACCTACACCTGGGCCGCCTGACAATAGCAAATTAGGCACGCTATCATCTGATACGAACCTCTGGAACATTGCTTTAGTTTTTTCTGGAAGGATTGTGTCGTTAATTTTCTGCGGGCGATACTTTTCAACCCACAAGACTTCGTTTGCTTTTGCATCAATAGACATATAATCACCATTTCATAATATAAAAATAAAGTGCGGGTTTATAACGAGAGCCCGCGTCGTTTAGTATTACTGAACCTTGTCAGCTAATGGTGCGTCTTGTGGTACGGCAGCTGGTGCTTCCATTGGCATTGCGCCTTCTGGTGCTTCACCGTCCTTTGGAGCATTTTGCTGTAGGAACATTTCAAACTTGTTCCGAAGCATACCAATGCCTGCCATTTCGTTACCGGCAATGCCGCCACGACGGCTCACGACGTCAATCATTTGAACTACCGTAGCAATATCTTGCAATGATAGGTTTACTGGCTCTTGTTGTTGCTGTTCTTGTTCGCTCATTTTATATTATCCTTTTTTATAAGTCGACTTAGTATCAATAGCTACATAATAAGTAGCATCATTTCCCTTGAACTCAGAGATACCCTTTGCGCAAAGAGTAACTTGGTAATCCTGAGGCAAGAGTTTAAGGTTATCTGTTTTGATAATTACCTTAAATTCATCAGAGGTTTCGCCAATCTCAATTCCATAATCATCTGCACCTTGGTCGGCACTATCAATGGCTTTGAGATAAACTTTACCCTCGTTGCCAACAAACGCAATTTCTTTAAACTGAAGTACGCCTGCTGCTTTAATTACTGATTGCATATCATCCCATGATACCGTAACTTCAACATCTTTTGTTGGCAGCTCAATATCTTTTTCTGGCGCAGCGTGGATCATAGAGATGTCAGCAAATGCGTATTTAGTACGCTGTTTGCCTTCTGCAATAGTAAAGTATTTATCGTGGAACTCTACATCGGGATCTTTGTATAGTCCAAGAATTGACAAGAAACGAGATAGATCATAGATACATGCTTGCGATGGGATCTGATCCGTAATTGTTGCCTTAGCAACAAGTGTTTTTTCTGGTGTAATTGTCTTTAGTACATTGCCTTCCTTCATCAGGATAGACTTGTTAATAGTGGAAAAACTCTTTAGAATAGTAAGAGTACGTTCAGAAAATTTCATTATATAGGTTTCCTCTTGTTTACATTAATATAATTTTATCACAACTATGGTGATGTGTCAACTACTTTTTGCCTTTTTTCTTGTAATTCTTTGAGTTAGACGATTTGTCAGCTGTTGCCGATACGCCTAACGATCCAATCGCTCCCATATTACCTTTAAAGATATACGAGCCAATATGGTTGATTTGCATCCATGGGCACATCCATACTTGCATTCCAGCATCGCGAGATTTTTTACAGAAGAAGTAATCTTCGCTCAAATAGCGTCTTGATTCTGGATCAATAATACAATCAAAGTAAGCCATGATTTCATTAGTACCATCAAAGTTTGCAGTTCTTGCATGATCTGGTTTATAACTATACTCAGGATACGCTTCCTTGAATTTAGTAAACGTTTCGCGTGGGATACACATAAAACCAGTACCACCTTCGCCAATTTCTAATGGTTCAGATAGTTGAAAGCTTGCCAGTCTGTTCACTGGATTAAATACATAATCTGCAGTGTATTGGTCTAGTGCAAACGGATTTTCATCTGCTTTACCTAGTTCAGCTGCCTTAGCAACCTTTTCCCAAGCAATTGTTTTCTTTGGATATGGACCAGTAACAATATTATATTTTTCTGGATTTGATACTTGCACTGCGATTAAACCAAAGACATCTCTTGGATCAAACGCGATATCTGAGTCAATAAACACTAAGTGAGTACAATCGGAACGCAAGAATTCATCAGCAACATAGTTACGTGCTCGTTGAATTAAGCTTTCATTAAACAAATAGTAAAACTTTACAGTAATACCATTAGCAGCGCACATCATAGCTAAATCGGTACAAGACTTTGTAAAAGATCCACTGCAATTGCCTCCGTACATTGGCGTCCCAATAAAGATTTTGTATTGTTTTAGTTCGTCAACGCTGATTTCAATTTTCATATTTCAATTTGCTCCAAATCATTTTCTGCGCGCGTAATCGCCTGTAGTCGCAGAATGTCTGCAGCCACATCATGTTTACTATCATGTGCTTTAAAATTATATTCCCATTTAGCAGTGTCTGATACAGGAACAAATCCATTTAGTTTAGGGAAATCAAACTTAGCATCAATAAACGTACGCGTATCACGTACTGCCCAAAACTTGAGATACTCTCCCATCATAGATGTTTTACCAGCATTTTGAGCAATACGTTCTAGGATTACCGGATCAAACGAATTTGATCTTGACCACCAACGTTCAATTTTATTTTCAGAACGAAGATAATCAATTAGCTTTTCCATAAACTGAGCAGCCGTAAGATCGTTTGGTGTTGGCTTTAGATTAACTCTCAATGCTGGAGGTTGGTCAAGCCACCACTGCAAATCACGTTCGTTATATTTACATCCGTGATTAGTCATTTGGTCTTTAATATCAAACTTAGCTTGTTTCATGCCAAGTACCAACTCTTTAAAAGAATATGGATTTTCTGTAAATCGACTCCAATCAAAGGTCGTGTACGAGCAATCAATCGCTGGTACCTCGCGTGAGTTTTGACCAATGGTTTCAAAGTCAATAATAAAGTGTGTGCTCATTATATAAATGCCTCTAGTGTATCTGCGTTAGTAATATAGTCCGCCTTCTGACTATGATTATACTGCATAATGTAGTCTGTGTCAACCATTTTTGCGTTACCTTCGATATATTTTTTCACTTCTCCTGCCATGTCAGCAGCGGTTTGAACCGGAACGTTTTGGCA